TTACCAGAGAGAATACCAGAAGTGGACATCATTCGAATACCAATAAACCACGAAGTTGCATCAGTATTGAGGGAAATTTAATGGGACTAGCAGGAAAAGCATTAGACATTTATATTGCATATAAGTTCATTCAGCTTCTGGTTGTTCCGTTCGATCAAACCGATGCCTACAAACTCGGTATCATTGATGACAAGGGTAAGATTCTCAAAAAGAGAAGGCAACTTTCCTCGCAAGAAGAGAAAAAGGCATATCCTTCAATTTTCTATACTCTCGTATGGAAAGTTAAGAGACTTCTAGAAAAACTTCCATTCGGAAGAAGCAAACTCGCGTCGATCGCGGCCGCGGCGTACTTTCTCAAAGAACATGTTCGGAGTCAAGGTGGTGATGCAGAAAGAGTCGAAGATATTCTTTACGGATATCTCGCTGATATTGGTTATGCAGATATGTTAGAATCAAGACACTCAACTGTCATTGAAAACGGAACTTATCTGGTCGAAGGAGATATTCTGGATCTGAACGAATACTTAGATCCAGTCGATATCGTTCTTGGATTCCCAATCTACGAAGTCAATGGAAAGGTATTTACACATGAAGACCTACAGAGAATTAACTGAAGAACTCGGTGCGAATACTGTGGGTTCTGGTAACTTCAAAGGTGTTGGGGCTCCACCAGATGATTTTCCACCTGTAAGAAAAAGAAAAAAACCAGACGACAAGTTCATGGGGTGTCCAGTCTTTAAGGTAACACCCGAAGAATATCAGAAGTGCCTCAAAGGTAAAGGCAAGTACGAAAGATATGCAGGATATCTTGGAGATGACACTTCATACGGAATCAAAGGACAAGTAAAAAAGACTGGTGCAAATAGCATCATTGTCCAGAACAGTCAAACAGGAGAGATGTCTTACCTGTTTAGGAGGTGACTATGTTCGAAGCATTGTTAGCACCAGAGTTTCTATCTCTGGTCGGAGGAAGTGCAATTGGATTTATCTTTCGTGCGATGGCTGAACGCCGCATGGCAGAACAACAGAGATTCGAGAGAACTCTCTCCCTCATCGACAAAAGATCAGAAGTGGCCGATGCCGCGGTCCAGAGAGTCAGTGTGGAAGCGGGAAAGGTGGTTCGCAGACTCATCGTCCTCTGTATTCTGTTTGGGACGATCATCGCACCATTCCTGTTACCCTTCTTTGATATTCCAATCACTGTAGAGGTCGAAGAAGTCAAACCAGCTCCTCTGGATCTCTTTGGTTTGTTTGGAACCAACACATATGTCTCATATGAATCGGTTACTGGTTATCTGTTCACTACAGAGAATCGACAGATTCTTGTGACGATTATTGGTTTCTACTTCGGTAACGCATCGGCGAAAGGAAAGTGATGAGAACATTACTCGCATCCATTATCATCGCACTGTCTGGTTGTGCGGCAGGCAATTACACTCTCAAGGGTGAAAATAATGCCGAACCAACACCAATACAAGTTCAAGAACAAGAAAAGAACATAGCGAAAGCAATTTTTCCTTGGTTCACTTGGACTGCAATCATTCTGATTTGTCTTTGGCTTCTCGTAAAAGAGCGGAAGCAGACTTTGGAAAAAACCGATTCATAATATTGCCGTTGTAATATAAACGATCGCCATTCTCCATTGTCTCGGTCAATACATTTCGTTTGATCTGAATCTCGACTTCAGAATAAGTAAGTTCTCCTTTGGTTTTACACAAGCGTAGAATCTCAAAGGAGAACTTTTCTTTTCCCATCTTCTTAATATCTTCATTGAGTTCATCACAAGAACCAGTATACTTCTTCCAGTTCGATTCCTTTACTACTCTTTTGCGATTGGTTCTACCCTTGACCTTTTTGCGAGTGTAGGAATGAAACTGTTTCTTTCCGATGTATCGTTTTCCTGTATCGACATTGGTGATTTCATAAATGAAACCAAACCATTCACCCTCGTCAAAATTATCTGGAAGACCAGTCCAATGTCCGTACATAAAAAAACCTCTCCCATATTTATGGGAGAGGCCTGGGAGTGTGGAGGTTTTATCAGTCTCTTGCGATTCGTTCTACCCGTGGGTAGTCGGGACGATCACCACGTTCTAGACGATCAAAACGGGGAGCGCGATCACCACGCATAACGTGTTCGCTACGATCCCAGAGTCCAGCGGCAGCACGGACGGTCCATGCAACACCACGGGCACTGTGAGGGACTAGGGCAAGAAGTACAAGCCAGAGTCCGAGCGAGAGTCCAAGAACTCTCTTACCGAGCCATCCCCACGGACAGCATGGCTTTGAACATGTTTCTTTTTCTTGTTTTTGCATCATTTTATAGCCTTTCTATAATCAGAAACTGAAAGTAATTACACTACGAGCAACCCACTGACCATCTTCACCACCGGCACGCCAGCCAGTGTTATCAGTGACGAAGTTCGAACCGAGATCAGTCACTGAATAACCAACGCTGTTGGTCCAAGTGACGTATTCATTGAGGTGGTAGTTACCACCGAGAGTGAGGAGATTAAGATCTCCATCATACTGACCATACTCCCACTGAGCAAATCCTTGGAAGTTGTCGAAGCACTCATAACCGAGAGTAGTAACGACTGACCAGTTGTCCCAGTCATCACCCTCGTCGTTGTTGATCCAATCAACATTAAATGCGATTGGACCGTCATGCCATGCAGCACTCACGGTGTATGAGTTCACCGAAGAGTCCGCGACCTCATTGAGAGCGTAACCAGCGGATACAGAGAAACCATCACCAAAGTGAACACGAGCATGACCGCCAACTGCGAAGTTATTGTCACCGACTCCGTAGACATCAAATCCGTTGTTGTAGAACCCACTGAGTTCGATGTCTCCGATGTTCTTGAAGACTTCGACACCCTGTCCTCGTCCCTGTCCAAAGGTGAGAGCAGTGACTGAGTAGTTGAAGGTTGTGAGTTGAGTTGGATCGTTGACGAATCCATCGTAGAACTGAGGGACGAATTGTCCGACTCGGATGTTGGCGATATCGAACATCCGAAGAGTAACAACTGCATCGAGAAGGTCAAAAGTAGAAGTCTGATCACTCCATTCTCCACTTACGAGGTATGACATTGATTCATCGGTCATGTCTCCTTCGAGAACAAGACGGGCACGGTCCACTGAGAAACCGTTCTGGGCGGGAAGTCCACCGCCGTTTGAGTATTCCCAACCAGTTTGGACGAAACCGCCTACGCGACCGAGCATCCATTGGTCGTTGAGTGATGCGCGGGTAGCGGCATCGAGTTGGACACGCTCTAGAGTGTCCATGTCCTGTGCGGCAGCAACTCCGCTGCTGAGAACACAGGTTGCAATAATAGCGTTGATCTTATTCATATGTTTTCTCCTTATGTAAGATCACTGAGTCTGTTCTGTCACTAAACGACAGTAAGTTATGAAAGTTTCCGTATCAAATCTGTTTTTCATTATATTCACTATAGGATGTACCCACTGAACATTTTCTGGGATGTAACCTTTAGATGAATCTATTCTATCTAAAGACGGTGAGTTTGACCATGAGTCTCTGCTCCAAAACTCCTCCATTGTCAAATCAACTCCAGACAACGCACATTTTCCGTTTTGTTTTTTCCACACACCATTCACATATTCAATATCAACAGTAACTTCAATATTTCTACTCTTTGCTCCGTTTAGAATCCTACTCCACAGACTAGACGGGATGTCACCAAAACCTTTCCAGTTTGGATTTTTAGATCCATTATGCCTTTTACCGTAGCATTTTGTACAACCAGTTGTTCTTCCATATATTAGATTGTGTGATGTAGTTTCAGATATTGTTCCACAACTACACTGAACCTTCCACATCGCTACGGAACCACTAGGTTTTTCTTTTGTTCTAGAATATCCCAAAACAGTCCATTCTCCATACTTTTTGTTTATTTGACTTTCGCCTTTATATAAACAAAGTTTTTTCTTTTCTTCCCAGTTCATTCGTTTCTCCAGAGAATACTTACCCTATACAGATATATATAAAACATTCAGTTTAGGGTAAGTATTCTCTGGATTTTTCAACCTCTTCTTGGTGAGTGTTCTACACTATTACCAGACTCGGTAATATCTACGATCTCACAAGCCCCACCAGAGCAAGCCATCGTCTGACTTCCTGCGGTATTATCATCTTGTTCATAGTTTCCAAGATCATTCCAGTCTATATTTTTTGGCATCTTCGATAGAAGTTCCTCATACTGTTCCTTGGTACAGTCTTGATATGGTGCTTGGCGATATGTTCCTCCGTCCCAAGGCAAGAATGAAATACCAGAGATTTCATCGAAGTTCTCGTAAACCCACCCACCGACAATGGGCCATTCGTGTTCCTTCACAGTAATGGTCACTGATGGCTTGTGTTCGCACCAGTGCTTCTGATATTGTAACCAGAGTTCGAGTTGCTCAATCGCAGTCATGTCATTCCGAGTGACGCAGGCGTCAGGAGACTTCACTGGGAATGAAAATACAGTCACATGCTCTGGCTTCATGACACATGCTTCGTGGGGGAATCCTGCTTCCTTCATAAAGGTGCATAGCGGATCCTTGTTATCAGCACGAACGGTACGAATGTAATAATCGTTATGTCGTGCGTGAATACCAGATGCAGCATCAGTCAACTGAGAGACAGTACCCGATGGTTTGACGCAAGTAATAGCAGCAGACTGAGGAATACCGAGAATATCGGCGTGTTCCTTGTTCGTAACAATAGCAGTCTTGCGGAATGCTTTGAGTCTTGCTTCGAGTCCTGTCATACTTCTTGTCACCTCGGAGTCCATTATACCAGTCATCGAGACACCGAGCAAGCGTTCTTCTTCACAATTCTTCTTCCACTCACTTGAGATATACTTGAAGTTCACAAGAGTTGACTGCCAAGTACCAAGAATGGTGGCAAGTTTCACCTTACGCATGATGGAGTCCATCGTGTCGTCGGCGCGAATAACGACTTCGGTAAGATTACAGAACTCCTTGTCGCGAAGAATGATCTCCGAACATGGGTTCGTACCAAAGTCCCAATCTTCTTCACGAGTGCGATAGGTAGCATCCATGTCCAGACGGAAGTAGTTTGAACGACGAGTCTGCTTCTGTGCTGCTTCACGGTTGAAGATACCACGCTCACCACTCTTTGACTTATAGAGAGACAACCACTCTTCCATGAAG